CGGGCCCATGACAGAAAGTCCCGCCCTTCGTCGCTTATCCTGACGATTGGTGTGGATTCGTCGTCGCCGTCGTCGATTTCGGCCAGGCCACCTTCGATCATCAGTCGCTGGTGTTCCCGGATTTGCTCTTTCGAGTATCCCGAGACGATCACCGTCTCGCCGGTCAGCGTCATAAGCAATGCCCGGATTAAATTCCAGTTGCGCCTCATTCTCCGTTTACCTCCTTCAGCACTCGTAAAATTTCAGCCGCCTCCCGGCGGTCGCTCTCACTTTTTTTGCTCGGCAGATCCGCGTAAGTTGTGCCCATCTGCCGGCGCCAGCGGGCAACCAGATCGGCCGGGATGGTGACGGTGCCGTCCTCGTTTTCCCGGCTCTGCTTAAACAGGTAGTCCATCCACCCGCTCCATGCCTCGTGCGCGTAACATGCCAGGGCCTCCCGCCGCTCTGTTTCCAGCTGGTCGTTCTCCCAATCGCCGATGGCCAGCTTGCGAATCATCGCCCGGCCGATGCGTTGCAGAGCCCGCTCCAGCGCGTCGTTATACAATTCGTAAAGCAGTTCCCGGGATGCCTGGTCCTCGGCGTCGCGCAGCCGTTCTACCACCTCGTCCATCTCGGCGTGGATAATGTGCAGTAATTCGTGCAATATAACCCGCCGGCCGTGCTCGTCCGGCTGCAGGTCGCGAGAAAGCTCAAGGCGGGCATTCAGGTAAACGGCGTCTGGCCAGCAGGCGCCGTCCGTATCCGGCCGGTGATCGGGCGCGTCCACCAGCTTGCCGGTGATGTGCCAGCCTTCATCTATGCCCACCAGGGACCGGGCGTTGCCGATAAAATCCTGCATCCAATCGGGAAGGGGGGTGGTCACCGGGGATCCTCCTCTTCGCTGGGACCGAAGGTGTCGACCTCGGCCATGACCTCGACATCCACGTCGTCATATCCGGCCGCCTTTGCCGCACCCCGCAGGCCGGCCCCGCTGGACGTCAGGTTCTGGACCATAATTGTCTGGGTCAGGGGTTGGATGGTCTCCGGCCGGGTAAAAACCGGCTTGATGCGGAACATGTCGATATCTTCCACGCCGTCCAGATACAGGAGGAAAGCGGCCAGCTCCCGGTAGGGAGGGATCAGGCGCTTCTCGATGATGCGCCTGGCGCGCTGATTGAGAGGTGCTTCCATGGCAATCAGGGCCTCGCCGGAAGGGGTGCCGCCCTGCTGGTCAAAGTAGTGGCGGGGCAGCGCGGCTTCGATGGCCAGGTATTCCTTCTGCGATTCCATCGGCTGCAAATACACGTCCGGCTGCGCGCTGGCCAGCTGCCCGACCTGCACGTCCTGGCCCTCTCCGTCTGCGGCCGGGATCTCCCAGATGAGGTTGGGCGCGTTTTTCAACTGGAGCTCGCCGGCATGGGTAATGACGAACCGTTGCGGGAAAGCGCCAAACTCCGACGTTACCATCATGTCGTTCAGCAACTTGTTGATGGTGTCCTGCGGCTCCACCAGGGTCGAGATGTAGCTTTTGATCTTCCGGCCGTGCAGGAGATAGTGAATGACCGGTATCCGCCCGACCGGATTCTCCACGATATTGGCACCCGCCTCCGGGTCTTCCACATTGTCCATGTAAGGAATAAACGCCTTGGCGGTCAGTTCGGACGCATGCTTCACCGCTTTGGTGGTCACGTAGTATTCCAGGCGATCCGGATAGTAGAGGGTCAGGCGATACCGGCCGTCCGGTTCCTGCCACCACTTGGCGGCAAACCGTTTCTCCTTCGGGTTGTCGGCATGATGGAAGATGTGGCACGCGCGCGGATCATGGTAGAACGCCTGAATTTCTTCGCCCTCACCATCAGCGCCTGTCTCTTTCCAGCCGATCACATACGACTCGCCACAGACCAGCATGGCCGTCTCGACGTCCTCTTCGTCGCCGTTCAAACCGAGGCGCGTCCACAGGTCTTGCAGGCGTTTGGACATCTTTTCGTCAAGCTCGCCGTTTTCGTCCAGGACCTCGAATCGCGCCAGTTCCAGCTTGTTCAGCAGCGCGTCCACGGCGACGCTGATCCAGTTGTTCGCGAAACGGGCGGTAATGTTTCTGAACACCTTCGCCAGCCGGTCATTGGTGTAGACCAGCGGCTGCGGGCCATCGTAATAATTCCAGGCCGTGCTATACGGTTGCTGTTTTGCCAGCAGCGTCTTCACGGCAAGTTCCACGTCAGTTGCCACGATTCTCCTCCTCGAACAAATTCTCGACGCGCATGGCGATAATCGGCACGTACATTTCCAAGTCGCCGCCACGCAGATCGTCGTCGGCTATCGGCACGTCTACATATATCTCCCGGCCGTGGGCGGTCCCGAGCAGCCTGGCGGTGTGGGTGTTGCCGCTCCGGGCCCATAACACCTGCTGGATCTGAAACACGCCCCAGAGTTGCTGCCGGAATAGTTTTGCTGCCTGCATGCGCCAGGCATCCAGGCTAACGGGCTTGATAAGTATGGGAACACGGTTCACGCTCATTCTATCCCTCGTATTGCCGCACCTGGGCGACATCTGTTTTCAGCCGGCCGATGATGTACCGTTCGGCATCCATGAAATGAAAGCTGTTCTTGTCCTCGATTTCCTCAGTCGGCTCGCCGTTCTCGTCCAGGACCCGGCCGTACGTGCGCTTCTCTTCGAGGAAATGATCCAGGTCGTCGAAGTAACGAATCTCGCCTTTCTTGTTGGCCGCATAGACCCGGTCAATGCCGACCTCGACGCTGGACACGGCCGGCGGGCGAATGTGCATGGACACCTTCTTGCCTTTGACCTCGCCGCCATTGCGAAACTCGCGCCGCCATTGGCCTTCCGATTTGCTGCCGCCGGCGACCATGACCGGCTTCGGTTCGCCCTGCAGGAGATAGTAAGCGTGCTCGGCCGCGCTGCGGCTGCCGGCCTTGTATTCCCGGTAGGCGTAGAGAAGGCCCGTCTGCGGGTGCTCCGCGTAGAAAACGGCGGCCGTGTTGACGCCGCCAAAGTCGAGGCCAACGTACCGGGGCCAGCTCCAGGGAATGGCAAAGCGGGGGATGATGTGACTGTCCTGCACGCAATCGTAGATGAGCCCGGCCGGGCGGGTAAAGAGCGCGTTGTAGAACATCTGGAATTTCCAGTCGGGGAGATCCCGCCTGGCGCGCTCGTATTCCTGCAGGGGGAATACGGGGTTGTCGATGGAGCGGAAGCGAATGACGTCAATCTCTGGGTGATTCTTGTCGGCCGCAAGCCAGGGGTCCCACAGTTTGCTCTTGAGCCACCCGAGATTGTACGGCGTGGTCGTGATGAGAGCCCGGCCGAGATGGATGCTGAGGCGGCGAAGAATGGCCTCCCATGACCCGAGCTTGAACTTGCGCTGACCGGCCTCGTCCAGCCAGGCGGCCTTGGCCGTGGCCGATTCCAGGGAGTCCGGATCTTGCGCGTGGCCAAAGAATACCTTGGTCGGCATCGCCGGCACGTAGCCGAAGGTGCGGAAAGCGCCATCATCTGAGAAGGTGAACGTTTTCTTGCTGCCGCCCACGTAGCTGCCAAGCTCAAGAACGTCCTCGAAGACGTTGAGAAATTCCGGCAGAGCCTTCTTCTCCAGGAGCGGAAACGTCGGCGTAACGCCCAGATAGTCGCCCGGACCCTTCTCCGTAATCTCCCTGTAGAGCCAGTGTGGACCGAACGACGTCTTGCCACCCTGTGTGCCGGCCAGAACGACGACAAACCGTTTTCTGGAGTCCCAGGCGCGCCACTGATTGCGGTGAAAACGCAGTTCCAGGACGCCGTCTGACGTAACGCGATACGGGCGGTGATCATTCGTCCTCATCGTCCCCCGGCCGGTTCTCGACAATCTCGCGGACCGGCCGGTCCTCATCCTCGTCGTCCTCGCCCGGCCGGACCTCGCGAATGTAGGAAATCGCGTGTTCGATAGCGCCGCTCCCCTTCGGGGCCGTGGTCTGATCCGCCCGGTCCAGGATGCCAAAGGCGGCACGCAACACGGCATTGAAGTCGCCCATCTTGTTTGCCTTCACTGCGGTCTCGACGGCAAGGGCCACCATTGCCGGCGTCGCCAGCGCCAGCCGCTCATGCGCGTCTGCCAGCGCGTTGGCTGCCCGGTTGTCATGCCAGTGTTGGGCTATCTCCAGCACGCTCTTGTAGCACGCATCGAAATGCGGATCGTGCTTCCACTTGTTGTAGTAGGTGGCGCGGGCGCAGGTATCCGGCCGGTCAAACACTTCTTCAATCGCCATTCCGGCCAGCTTCGCGTCGACCAGGGCGACGATGGTGTCGATCATCTTCTGCGTATGCGGGTAGTTTTCTGCTTCCTTCGCCTCCCGCAACTCGCCAAACGCATCGACCGCCTCCGCCCGCCACTGGCGGGTGGCCATTGCTCCCATCGCATAGGTGGACTCGTCGGAGTCGCCGGCGGGGGAGGGGGATCCGGCCGGAGTTGCCGCTTCGGCCAACTCTGCCATGTCCTGCGACATCTGCCGGAGGCGTTTCAGGTCGTCGGCACTCATGCCGGCTCAATCCTCACGCCGACGTAGCGGGTGCGCCAGTACATCGCCGGCGGCTCGTAGGCTTCGCGGGCCTCGACGATGGTCAGGCCTTCGATGTCCCGGGGCACCACGCAGGCCAGGGCGTAGTCCTTGTCCGGCTCCTTGTAGCCGCTGCCGGGCAGCAGGAAGATCTCCTGGGCTGCGGCGGTGCCGCAAATCATGGCCTTGGCGCCGCGGATGACGATGCCGTCCTCGCGGATTTCTTTCACGTGCAGGTTGGCGTCCGGCTCGTCCTGCTGGGAGGGGGTTTTGCTGCGGTCTCCCTTTGCGTCCGTCAGGGCGCCGGATACGGTCAGCCCTTCCTTTTCGGCGTGCAGTATCCAGTTCTTCAAGCGGGCTTTGTAGTCGGTGCCGTGTTCGGCGTCCATCTCTTCGGTGACCGCCCACATGACATTCATGGCATTCCAGCCCACGCACACCGCACCCGTGCAGGTGCCAGTGCGACGGTAGTTCTGGCGTTTGAACTGCATGTTGCTGATCAAAGATCCCTCGTCCTGCATCATGGAGTTCCAGCGCAGGATCGTCTCGCCGGTAAAGATCGATTTAGTGGAGTACATCCTGGCCAGTTCCGGATCGTTGGCCGCATCAAAGCATCGGGCATGGCTTTCCACCGTGCGTTTGGTAGCCGGATGGGTGGTCACGTCTTCGATCAATTGGCCAAACTTGTAGATATTGG